CCACTAGCAACAACGGCCCCAGATACAGCGAAACTCGCAATAGCAAGTACATTTATAATTTTTTGCATAACTCTATAATTTGTAAGGTTTTTCGTCTTCGGTTGAGACACCTACTATTTTGAGAGGTGCTTGTTCAATACGAATAGTTTGAGTCGGACCTGCTTTCGCTATGATCGCTTCAATATCTTTTGCAGTAACTGGAGGAGTACCATTAGGTCCACCACCATTACCATTCATCTTCATAGTACCGTCACCCTTCTTAGAAGCTGTCTGAATTCCGAAGCTAGCTAAAACTCCTGTAAAAACCGAAGCTATAAAAGTTGGATCTATTTTCTGTTGTGGTACACCTGGTATGGCAACATAATTTAAAGTTAATATTCCACCACTCCAAACCAACACGCCAAGGCGAACAAATGTACTAATGATAGCAGCTTGTTCCTCTTGGTCGGGAAGGATAGCATCCTTTAATTTTTTAAGAGCACTTTTCTTCTCTTCTTTAACATCCTCTTCAGGATGTTCTTTAATTTCTTCAGCCATTTGATCGGGATTTATCTGGCTTATTTATCACCTTCAACTTTCAGTTGGAGGTTGCTTCTTCTTCCCGATGTTATATTTTGACTCTAATATCCAGTCACTCTTGTCTTTAAAGGCAATTACTTTGATCTGATTCAATGGAGCAATGTCATCTATTTGATCATCCTCACATATAGAAACCAATCCCCAATCAGATAATAATTTTGTTATCCTATTGCGACGTTGTACATCATTACTCGTGAGGTTAGCGTGCTTACCATCCAGAGCAAATAGTTCTTTAAAGTGTACAATATAATACTTTCCTTTCTTATGAAGTATGTGACAAGACTGGAATAGTTTCTTTTCTTTTCGAGAAGCAACTCCAATTCTTGTTAGTGTTTCTCTCACTTTTAAAAAATCGTCTGGTTGTCGTAACGTTACCTCAACCATCATATCAGGAGACCAAGCTATCTCGCCGTCACGCTGAACCATCATTGTATCCTCCAGTATTCAATTTAGATTTAATCAATTCAATTTGATTTTTTGTGAGAATACGTAACGCATCTTTGGCTTTTTCATCTGAGTACTGATAGTACCGTTTAATGATGTCAAGATCTTCGATCTTTTCCTTTCTCTGCCAAGGAGAGAAACGTTTTTTCTTACGCAAACTATTTAGATAAAAAGAATACTGGAGATCTTTATCTAAATTATATAATCTATTCATTTCATTAGAATAGATTACCGTATCCATAAACCCACTCAAACATTTATTGATAATGTATGGTGGGTAATGCTTTCCATAACCTTCACGTTCAAGAAGGTTCTCCTTATTAAAATTGATCGAATTAAGATAATCTTTTAAAGGATACTGATCACGAATGCTCATAATAAATCACCTAAGGTTTCTAAACCTATAGGATGTGTTTGGAATACCATACTATACCTCTTCCTCATAGCATCACGCAAGGGAGGTCTAGCAGAATGTGGTATTTCGGAAGTAAACTTAACCAATCTACCACGCTTCGGTACCACAGACTTTATAATTTCACCTGTAGGTTCATCAACAAATATTGTTTCACCAGCCATAGATACATCCCAATCAGGATTAAGGTATATCATATAGGTAAACCCTTTAGGTGACTGTGAATCTACGTGTGGTTTAGGACAATCACTAGACTGGAAAGCATTATATAATACTCTCTTAAAATCTTGTCTGTCCATATAGGACATAAACTCTTTAGCAATATCCTCATAGTCATCATTCTCAAAGCACTTACCTAAGGTATATGCTTCAGAACTGTCTGGACTATCAGCAAGAAAATCCCAATTAGGATATGTCTCTAGGTAGTAGAACCCTCTAGATACTAATTTGGGTGGGAATAGATCATCAATGATCTCAATCATACAAATAATTCCTCGACTGCTGTAGGTACTGGAGTGTAGTTTGTTATTAGAAGTTCCTTCTTGGATTTGTTATCCTTCCGAGCTCTCATACTGTAAGTAAATCCAAACTCTTCTTGATGGTACCCTTCAAATAATGATTTAATATTATCGTTTATATTATATGTGATCATCCAGTTGTGCACACATTGGTCACAATCCTCAGCAAATTTCTTATGATCAAACCCCTTATGCATACCACCTTTCTTACCATAAAGAAAATCCTTTATGTCATATGGTGGATCTAAGAAGATGAATGTATCTTTAGAACCTTTAGCCTCTAGTAGAACTGAATAATCCTCATTGGTTATCTTCCAATGCTGTATGTCCTTCTGATATTCTTTTAGATTTTCAATACCTCTTATAGAGAAGTTAGATACTGATGCTTGTTTTGAGAACGATGAGTTCTCAGTTAAACCACTAAAGGAACACTTGTTAATAATATAAAAGAATACAGCGGCTTCTGTATCATCTACTTCATCTATGGTATTCTTACAATCTTTAAAAAGTCCTTCTGCTTTCTCTGGTGTATCATACTTAGTTTTGTATGTTGCTAGAGTATCAGATAGTTCTTCACCATATGATTGAAGTTGAGACCAGAAATTATACAGTTGCCAATATTTATCATTAACCCATACAGGTATACCTGGATACAATCTAGACACTAAGAGAGCCATAGAACCTCCACCCATAAATGGATCTCTATACTCTCCCAGGTCAGGTAAATGTTCAGACAACAAAGGTGCTGCCCTAGACTTACCACCAGGGTACCTCAATGGGGTTTTCAATTTACTCATCAATAAGATCCTTCAAGGCACATATGTATGTTACCAGACATTGATATGCGTTGTCCACCAGATTTGAAGGGATACACATAATGATTCATCCACGCAGGGAAGATCCAGAAGTCACCCTTCTCTGGTTTAACTGGTCCTAAAATACTATTTGAATGTGGTTGCTTCTCACCATAGGTAAAATATATTGAACCTGCTGCTTCTGTTTCATCGTATATACCTTCAGGTACATCTAGGTAAGCAACAAAACTAAAATCTCCATCGTGATTATGAACTGGTTGCCAGTCCCCTGCTTGTTGAAAGTTAACCCACATAGGTTTGACTTCAAACTCACCATTATAATCCTCTTTCATATACTCTCTCAACCCATAATAGAATGGTTTCATCAACTGTTCATCAGGGTAAATATAAAGTTGCTCCTCAATCTGTCCGACTAATATAGGTGAAGCATCATCTCTACATTGGTATGCTTCATCTAGTAGTGCTCTTCTATACTTCTCAGGAAGTTTGCTCTTAAACAAGGTAGGTCCGAAAGGTGATAGTAACATTACTTGAGTTCCAAGTTTACCATATTCTGACCGTAAGGTCCGAAGTTTACACCACCTGTAGGTAAAGCATTCCAAGCAATACCTGCACGCAATTCAGGTCCGTGATGTGGTACCGACCAGTGTACCATCCAACTTGGGAAGATGATTAACTGACCAACCTGAGGTTCTACTGCTATGGCATTTTCATAGGTCTTACTTATGATTTCCAATTGATTCATCGTACGTGGCGTAAGAGGATCCTGGAAGATCGTAGGAGACCCTTCAGTGAGATAATATATCCCAGAGTAGTATGCGAATGGATGACGGTGTGCTTGATGACACCCACCCATATCAGGTCCTGATACGTTACCCCACATTAAAGAGACCTGGAACTTACCTTCCATTTGATATTGGTTCTCTTTCTTAAGTTCATCAAGACACTCTTCTATCCAGCTAGTTAAAGGTGCAAACTCTGGAAGGAGATGCAGGTTACCTTTAGTAGTCTCTACCATATTAGGTAGGTTAAAGAGACTCCTCTGTTCCCCCTGTAATGCCTCTAGCATAGGTTCTGCTAGTTCAGGATTATCAAAGGTATAGAATTTAACTGGAAAGAACTCGTGGGTGTCCATAAAAATTAATGTTCAAGATAGTTCTGTGAGTATTTTTTCTCGGAGCAGAACCAGAATGATAAGTTAGACCATCAAAAATAAGGTACTTTCCTTTCTCTGGTTCTATATATTGTTTTGGTGTTACGGATGTTACAGTTTCACCAGTATACTTTTGATTATATAGAATAGTAGGTCCATCACTATCGTTACAATAGTAAATCATAACGTGGTGAGGGAACGGTGCATCTACGTGAGGTTGTGTTGGAGGTGTATGCCAATCATTAATCATTGACTTAGCAGCACGAGCACGAATGATAGGTTGTGTCCCAGTAGGATCAATCTCATCCCATAGTTTCTTAAAGACTCCCTCATATGCAGCAGACTTTGGTTCACCATCGTGAGCCATTATATGTGCAAAGTAAGGACGCTCTTCATATCCCATAATTTTACACACCTCAGCGTTACCCTCAGTATACTTAGAAGTAAACTCTTGATAGAACCAAGGGAATGTATTGTCACGACAAAGGACTTCGTATAAGAAGTCCTGAGTCTCTTGGGATACAAATCCTACTTTCATTTTTCCTTCGATCTATTGATGAGAGAGATGAACTTATCGTTGGCAAAGGTACCACCTAAGCACACATCAATCTCATCACCATCCTTCCAATTCTCAGTACCATCTTTCTTGGTATGAGCTAATGCGATAGTGAGGTCATCAATAATCTTTTGGGTAATTTTCATTCTTGTACAGGATCTAACTCCTCCGTAATACGTGCACCAACTGGACCATCAGATTCAATATCAATCTTGTGTACATTGATACTTCCTGCTTCAAATACTCTTATCTCTACCTTACCCTCATAGCAGTGTACACTAACGGTACCATTCTTACTCCAGGATTTAGGACTGTTGTGGTACCTATACAATGGGTAAGTGTGCTTGTCAGGATAATTTGCCTTAGCAGAATAGACTACCTCATCGTCCGTCATAAGACGGTCTAGAGCATCGAGATCACTGTGTTGGATCATTTGAATTCACACCTCATCATAAGTTCAGTAAGGAAAGCAACCAAGTTAATTTCTTGGTCTGCTACGAAAGCAGCCTTGTACTGGTATTCACCAATAACTAAAACTGCTTCAGGTATACTAGCAGGTTTTAGATGCTCATACAAGGTATCGTATATATTTCGCATTATTTGGGTAGGTTCATTATCAAGATTCTGTACTACCCACTTCTTCATCTTAGTAAACTCTCTAGTCTTAAGGTAAGATACTAGATCATTCAAATTAGTATTAACTTCTGATGCTAAGATACCAGAATCTATGGTACCACCAGATGAATATCTTTGTAACTCATTAAGGGTACGTCTAAAGTCAGGGAAATATTTCTGTACTAACGCCGCAACGACCTTAGGAGGTGCTTTAACTCTCTCTTGATCAAGGATCTCTTGTACCCTCTTGAAGAAGGACGCAGCGAGTTGTTGCTTATTTCCCCCTGAGAATTCAACCACTGAACATCTGCTGTGGAGAGGTTCGATAATTTTGTTCTTGTAGTTACAGGTGAAAATAAATCTGCAATTTTTTTGGAACTCTTCGATGCTTGCTCTAAGAAGAAGTTGAACATCGTGCGTGGTGTTGTCTGCTTCATCAATAATAATAACTTTGTGAGCGGCTGAAGAAGAAAGAGATACGGTACTAGCAAAATTCTTTGCATTATTACGTACCGTATCTAAGAATCTTCCTTCATCTGAACCGTTAATTAGATAATAATCCGCACCTATCTGTTCACACAGTGCCTTAGCAACGGTAGTCTTACCGATACCAGGAGGACCACTAAGCAAAAGGTTTGGGAGTTCACCCTTCTCAACGAACTTCTGAAAAACTGTCTTCAGATTTTCTGGAAGGATGCACTCATCAATTTTCTTAGGTCTGTATTTTTCACACCAAAGAAAGGTCATTTAGAATCAGGCTCCAATGCTATAAAGTACTCAAGGTGTCTATCGTTAGTAGAAAGGAATCTTGCTATCCTTGCACCTGCTATCTGTACATTATACTCCTCAGGTTGTAGACGAAGATTCTCTACCTTGAAACAGTAACAGAAATCTTCATCAGATTTACCTACTGGTACCTCAAAACTATTGGTAGTGTCATTCTTCTTGTCACATACCTTCAATAACATATCACCATTATTAGTATACAAGCATAGATCGGGTACCTGGTACACGCTAGAGGCACGTAACAGACTATC